CGTCAACCGGAGTGGTCTTCAGCTACACACCCCGTCCCGGCGCAGAGGAGCAGATTTACAACAAGATATCCGACATCACCATTTCTATGAAGGCACTGGATTATCTGGATATGCCGGAATGCGTGTATGTCAATCACGAAGTCGAGATGAATGCGGTTGAGCGCAAGCTGTACGATCAGCTGAAACAGGACCTTATCATCCCGCTTGAAGACGGAGATATTGATGCTGCCAACGCTGCGAGTCTCAGTAATAAGCTGCTTCAGATGGCAAACGGCGCAGTCTATGACGAGAACAAGGAAGCCCGCACCATTCACAGCAGAAAGCTGGAAATGCTGGAAGACCTGATCGAAGCGGCAAACGGACAGCCTGTTCTGATCGGTTACTGGTTCAAGCATGACCGCACCCGTATCATAGAGCATCTGACCGCCTGCGGTTATGCTCCGAGGGATATTAAGGATTCATCTGACATCACTGACTGGAACACCGGAAAGATCGCTGTTGCTCTGATACATCCGGCTTCGGCAGGACACGGACTGAATATTCAGTCCGGCGGTCATATCCTGATCTGGTTCGGACTGACGTGGAGTCTTGAACTGTATCAGCAGACCAACGCAAGACTCTGGCGGCAGGGACAGCAGCACACCGTCACGATCCACCACATTGTAACAAAAGACACTGTGGACGAGGATGTACTTGCTGCTCTCGCAAACAAGGACGTAACGCAGGAGAAACTGATTGCGGCAGTCAAGGCAAGATTATAGCTTTATACAGTCTGTATGATCCGCCCCTATTTGACGACAAAAAGACGGCAAAGCGGCGACAAAACGGTTACGCCGCACTCTATGGAGGTGAAAACTATGGCTCGTAAAAACAATCGCATGAAAACAGAATACCACAGAGGTCTCGGTTTTGATCCGCGAAAGTATATGACTTCCTACTCCCACCAAACTCGCTGTGAATCAATTCCGACTCCCGACCGTGCTCCAAAGCGCGGCGATATCTGGTTTGCGCGGCTCGGCACACATCCGAATTCCAGTGTGCAGGGCGGCACCCGTCCCGTTATCATCATTTCTAACGACCTCGGCAACGAACACGCTGACACCGTCAATGTTGTGCCGATGACCAGACACCTGAAAAAGCCGGAGCTGCCTTGTCACACTCCGCTTTCTCCCGGCAGCATTACCGATAGCAGACAGCCGCTTGAACTGTCAATGGTGCTGGCGGAGCAGCTCACAACTGTCAGCAAGAACGCACTTCGCTATTATGCAGGTCATATTTCCGATGACGAAGCTATGAACCGCATCAAAACCGCTGTTATTGCGCAGCTCAGTCTTGAAAGGAGATATTCCAAATGCCTGTGAATTTTGTCAATATCCCAGATGTTCTGAAGCAGACCGCTTCTTTCTGTGTCTGGAAGCTGGAAAAGAGATCCGGCAGACCGACCAAAGTACCGTATAACCCTCGCACCGGTGCAATGGCGAGAACCAACGATCCGTCTACCTTTGCAGACTTCAATACAGCAATGAAATCCTATGCCATCGGCGGATGGGACGGTATCGGCTATCGTGTCAGCGAAGGCATCGGTGCAATCGACATCGACCACTGCATCCGTGAGGACGGCAGTCTCAATGATGTTGCAGCATCCATTCTCGGTATCTTCAGCACTGCCTACTTTGAACGCTCTCCATCCGGCACCGGACTGCGCGGCTTCTTCAAACTCAGCCCTGATTTTGCCTACGATAAGACTGTGTACTACATCAACAACCGCAAGCACGGTCTGGAGGTCTATCTTCCCGGTGTGACGAACCGCTTTGTGACTGTTACAGGAGATATGTTCCGCAATGGTGCAGTTACCCGAAATGACGGTTCCCTGCGCACACTACTTGACACCTTCATGAAGCGCAGCACCCGTGTATCTTCCAAGACTGTCGAGCCTGTGTCCTATCTCGATGATGACGGTGTTATCGCTCACGCATCGGCATCTGAATCCGGCGACAAGTTCAAAGCACTGTATGCCGGCAACTGGGAGGAAGGCTACGATTCGCAGTCCGATGCGGACATGGCTTTTGTCTCCATGCTCTGTTTCTGGTGCGGCAATGTGGAGGAGCAGATCGACCGTATCTTCCGTTCATCTGGCTTGATGCGTGACAAGTGGGATCGCAAGACCGGCGATGCGACTTACGGACAGATCACGATCCGCAATGCTGTCGCTACCAATTCCGCTGTCTATACACCGATTCAGGATTCTACGGCAGAGGATGACTTTGACGATATCGAGGGCGATGCGGAAAATGAGCAGCTTATGTTTGAGCCTGATCTCACCCATGTTTCCCTGACGCTGGAAGAAATGCAGCCGCACACGAATCCCCGCTATCAGCGTGACGAGATCGGCATCGGATATGCATTTGCGGATTATTATAAGCCCATCGCTCGTTTTGACCGTGAGCGCGGCATCTGGTATGTCTTTGACGGGAAGGTCTGGCAGCCGGACGAGAACACGCTTGCCGTGGCGGAGCTTGCAAAGCGTCTGGCAGACAGGCTGTATACCTTTGCCCTTCAGATCAAGGATGAGGACACACGCAACCGCTATATCAAGCGAGTGCAGAAGCTGCAAATGCGGAAGAACCGCCGCACCATGATCGAAGATGCGAAATCCGTGTATCCAGTGCCGCACACTATCTTTGACCGCAATACCGATCTGTTCAACTGTCAAAACGGCACGCTGAATCTTACCACAGGTGAATTCCGTCCGCATGATCCTGCGGACTTCCTCACAATGATGTCCGGCATCACCTATGATCCCGATGCGGCCTGTCCGAGATGGGAGCAGTTCATCTCTGAGGTCATGTGCAATGATGCTGACCTCGCATTGTATTTGCAAAAGGCTCTCGGCTATGCTCTGACTGGCGATACCTCACTGGAATGCCTGTTCATCCTCTACGGTGCGACCTCCCGAAACGGAAAAGGCACCACAATGGAGACCTTTCTCAAAATCATGGGCGACTACGGCAAAACCTCCAATCCGGAGATGCTGTCTACGAAATTCGGCAACACCAATGCTTCCGGACCGTCCGAGGAGATCGCCCGGCTTGCGGGTGTCCGTTTTGTCAATATCTCCGAGCCGGAGAAGAAGATCACTTTCAATGCGGCACTTGTCAAGAGAATGACAGGTAATGATACGCTGAATGCCCGTTTTCTGCATGAGAACAGCTTTGACTTCCGACCGAATTTCAAGATCTTCATCAACACCAACTACAAGCCGTCTGTATCGGATATGACGCTGTTTTATTCCAACCGTCTGAAGCTCATTCCGTTCAAACGCCATTTTGAGGAGCATGAGCAGGACAAAGGACTCAAGGCGTTTTTCGCCGCACCGGAGAGCCAGTCTGCCATCTTTAACTGGTGCTATGAAGGATACAAGCTGTTTCGGAAACAAGGACTTGACGATCCGACCGCTGTATCCGATGCTACGAGAGAGTATCAGGAGGAGTCTGACCGCATCGGTCAGTTTGTGGATGCGTGGCTCGAAGAAGGTGAAGCATTCGAGGAACGCACTTCTGCGGTGTATAACATCTATGGTCAGTGGTGTGAGAAGTATGGCTATCGTAAGGAAAACAGTAACAACTTCAAAAATGCGATTCAGCGCTTCTTCCCTATCGTGCGTAAGCGACCAAGTGATGGCAGCGGAGGTCCTACGACCATGCTTGTCGGCTGCCGGTTTTTGAAACAGGAAAAGGGCGAGGTCGATCATCCGGAGGAATTCGCCGCATTGGAGTAAAGGCATCGTCTTGCCGTCTTGCCTTGCGAAGTGGAGAAATATTGATTTTTCCCAATTCTACAAGCTTTTTCGCTTGTGTAGCAGTCTGTAGCAAGTTTTTTGGTCTTTATTATATATACATCTCTTTATATATATTACTATATTTACTTGCTACATCTTGCTACAAATATAAATAAATAATAGAAATAGAGTAAAAAGATAAGAAGAATAGGGATTTTTCAAGTATTTACAAGCTATTGCCTACCAACTTGCCGGGAATTGTAACATACAAACTGTGGGCAGAGTCAGGCGCTGACAGAGCCGCGGTGTGTATCGGACAGGCTTGGCTAGGTGAGAGGCGTGAAACAAAATCAACCATTATCAGGAGGTAGATACAATGCAGAGAACACTTTTGATCCGTGGAGACCTCGGACATGATTATCGCTCGCCCATCGACACCGTTCTCAACGGCGTGCTTCAGAGCCAGCCGGAGATGAAACTGGAGATGGTAACAGTGCTTCAGATCAAGGAAACTTCCTGCCTGCTGCTCTGTGTGTTTGAGACCGGTGACCACAGTAATCAGACGAAAGCAAAGAAGAATAACTGTAAAAACGGAGGACAAAGACCATGAGAATCATTACAAGTGAACAGGTATCCGCAGGACATCCCGACAAGATCTGTGACCAAATTGCAGACGCTATCGTGACCGACTGCCTTCAGCATGACCGCAATTCCCGTGTCGCCATCGAGTGCCTTTTCAAGAACCGCTGCCTTGTAATCGCCGGTGAACTGACAAGCAACCACGAGCCGGACTACAAGGCACTGGTGCAGCAAGTGTTCGACCGCATCAACAACGGTAGTGCTGAGAATGCTGATGCAGGACTTGACTACAAGCTGGATTTCACAGCCGATGATCTGGATATTGCAATTCTGGTCAATCACCAGAGTAGCGACATTGCCCTCGGTGTGAACATCGGTGGTGCCGGAGATCAAGGCATGATGTTCGGGTACGCGACCAACGAAACACCGGAGCTGCTCCCTATCCCCTTTGTGCTGGCTACCCGATTTCTGGAACTGCTGAAAGCCTATCCCTGCCGTATGCTGAAAGCGGATGCAAAGGCACAGGTCAGCTTCGATTACGATACCGGCAGGATCACGACTTTCCTTTGCTCGGTACAGCATATCCGCGATGTGGATGTTGAGGACTTCAAGCACATCATCGAAAACCTCATGATCCGTACTGCAACCGAATACGGGCTGAACACTGACTTTGCAAAGCTCGTCAATCCGACCGGAAGATTTGTCCTCGGCAGCTCTTTTGCAGACTGCGGTGTGACCGGACGCAAGCTCGCCTGCGACACCTACGGCGGAATCGGTCATATCGGCGGCGGTGCGATGTCCGGCAAAGATCCGACCAAGGTTGACCGCAGCGGTGCATATGCGGCGAGAAAAATTGCGAGAGATATCGTCAGTGCCGGATATGCGGACAAAGCAGAGGTGCAGATCGCATACGCCATCGGCGTGGCAGAGCCTGTATCGGTCTATGTGGAGACTTTCGGTACGGAGCATCAGGACAAGGAGTTCATCAGCCAGTATGTCCGTGAAAACTACGATCTCACACCGAGAGGTATCATTGACGGTCTCGGATTGCTGAATGTGGATTATAACGCCGTTTCCGCATACGGACACTTCGGAAAACAGGGGCTTCCGTGGGAGCAGTAAACAACATGAAAAAAATTTTGAGAATTTTTCAAATCGACTTTAACTTTTGGCCTCTCCCACGACAATATATGAGGGGCGTTGTTCAGCACCGACTGCAAGACACGCTACGGAGCTGACCGCCCCTATCACTATGAACACAACGAGACCACCCCTACTGTGGAAAGGAGACAGAGACAATGCCGAGCAGACCAAAGATACCGTGTCGTCACCCCGGCTGTGCGGCGCTCGTTCCTTATGGCACTAAGTACTGCGACAAGCATCGTTCCCTTCATCCGGAGGACACACGCTCCGCAGGCAGCCGTGGCTACGGAACCGCATGGAACAAGGCACGCAAGCGCTACCTTGAGACGCATCCGCTGTGTGTGGAGTGCTTAAAGCAAGGATGCTATGTCAAGGCGACCGATGTGGATCACATCAAGCCGCACCGAGGAGACAGCGTTCTCTTCTGGGATCAGAGCAACTGGCAGAGCCTCTGCCACCGACACCACAGCATCAAGACCCGAAATGAGGATCACACCCCCGAGTACAAGTACTAAACGCAAGCCACACTCACTATCGTTGCAGTTCAGGCAGTCTCAGGGGTGTACCTATAGGGCGGGCTCCGGGGCTGGGGGCGACCGCCGGGGGCGGGTTCATTTCTCTGTGTGAAAGCGAACACAAGACCGTCGGTCCCTCTCGTGTTAAAAAACGCGAATTGCAAGGGCCCCGGTCATTTGGGACCCTGATAGAAATTGAAATATGGAATGCACGGAAAAACGAAATTGCTGATTTATCGTGTTTTTCCAAATGCCGCTGCGGTTTTTGTAAACAGCGGTGTACATACGGCGTTTCGTCACAAACCGCATCGTAAAATGGCGATTTTTCACGCAAAAAGATGTAAAAACAGCTTGGTTTTAGCATTTTACCGCATTTAGAGATTGCGGTCTTGGCGAAGCCCGTGTGGATACCGAAAACCGCAAAACTTCGGAAGATTTGAGGTGGCAAGCAGATGACGGATGCACAGAAAGAACAAGTGCGGGCAATGCGGATGCAGGGCATCGGATACCGGCTGATTGCAAAGTCACTGGGACTGAAGATCAATCAGGTGCAGTTATTCTGCAAGGCACATGGGCTTGCCGGAAACGGAGAACTTACACGGCTGAACTATCCGATTTGGTGTCAGCAGAACAACCGCTGTCCCATATGCGGTGCAAAAGTCACACAGCCGGAAACCGGCAGACGCAAACGATTCTGCTCCGGTCGATGCCGGACAAAACATTACCGAATGAAGAAAAACATGGAGGAATGAAAATGCTTGTAACAGTTTTATGCCTTACTTACATGATGATCATCATCCTGATCCATGCGATCTGGATATCTTCGATCATCAAGCATGACGGGAAATGCCACTACAACGACTGCGGTCACTGTCCGTATGACGCCTGGTGTCCGATGCAGGAGGAGGAAAAACATGACACTGACAGAGAACTTCATTCGTGATGCGATACAGCTTGACAGCGGTGCAGAGGTCATGTACGGCAGCGATCAGATCTATGACACCTATCCCTGCCGCTTTCCGACTGTTGAATTTCAGCTCATGGCAACGGATGCCCTTGTGGAGGTTGCAGACCGCATCCGCATGGAGAAGGGCTACTTTCCGATGCATCCGTGGGACGGACGCACGGATGATGTGGACTGCGATGGTTGGTACGGCTTTTATATCGGGATCAGCAAGCTCCCCGGCGACCATCAGCAGTGCCAGCTTGACAGCAGCATCAGCTTTGTTGTTGTCAATTCGGATTTCGATGACAACGAGGATATGTACAATATCGACCTGACGGAATCCGAAAAGGAATATGTGTATGAGATACTGAACCGGCAATGCCGGAGATATCACGGGAAGGACTGCGCCGCACTTCTGGCAGAGTCTGAAAAGGAGCTGATAGATACAGCATGAGAATAATCAAACGCAACGGCGCAGAAGTGCCGTATGACTGTGAAAAGATCAGAGCCGCTATATCTGCGGCGAACGATGAGATGGAATCCGATGCACAGATCTCGGATACAGTTATCGGATTTATAACCGGGCGTGTCGAGCAGCGATGTGAATCTCTTGCAAGACCTGTCCATGTCGAAGAAGTCCAGGACATGGTTCTCGATGAACTGGACAAGGCCGAAGCGTACAAACTTGCACGGCACTACAGCGAATACAGACTGCTTCATGAACAGCAGCGCAAGCTGAACACCACAGACGGCAAGATCCTGAGCCTGCTCGAACGCAACAATGAGGAGGCAAAACAGGAGAACGCCAACAAGAACCCGATCATCAACAGCACGCTCCGAGACTATATGGCGGGCGAGGTAAGCAGAGACATCTGCCGCCGCTTTCTGTTTCCGGAGGATGTGATCGCTGCGCATGACGAGGGTATCATCCATGTGCATGATCTGGACTACATCGCAGAGCCGATGCACAACTGCTGTCTGGTGAATCTGGCAGATATGCTTCAGAACGGCACGGTTGTATCCGGTACAATGATCGAGAAGCCGCACAGCTTTTCCACCGCCTGCAATATCGCAACGCAGATCATTGCACAGGTCGCCTCGAATCAGTACGGCGGACAGACCGTCAGCCTTGCACATCTTGCACCTTTCGTGGATGTGAGCAGAAAAAAGATCCGCACCGAGGTGTTCGAGGATGTGAACTGCGACTGCGGTGCAAAGCTGTCTGAAAAAGAACTGGACTACATCGTAGAAAAGCGCGTGCGACGGGAGGTCAAGCGTGGCGTGCAGACCATTCAGTACCAGATCAATACACTGCTCACCACCAACGGACAGACGCCGTTTGTTACGGTGTTCATGTATCTAGACGAGGTGCCGGAGGGACAGACCAGAGATGACCTTGCGCTCATTATCGAGGAAACGCTGCTTCAGCGTATCGAGGGCGTGAAAAACGAGAAGGGCGTGTGGATCACACCGGCATTCCCGAAGCTGATCTATGTTCTCGATGAGGATAATATCACCGATGACAGCCGCTACTGGTATCTGACACAGCTTGCGGCGAAATGTACCGCAAAGCGTATGGTTCCGGATTATATTTCTGCAAAGGTAATGAAACGTCTGAAGGGTGATGTGTATGCCTGCATGGGCTGCCGATCTTTCCTGACACCTTCCGCCGACCACAAATATTATGGTCGCTTTAATCAGGGAGTCATCACGATCAACCTTGTGGATGTTGCGTGTAGCGCAGGCGGAGACGAAGATAAATGCTGGCAGCTTCTTGATGAACGCTGCGAACTGTGCCGCAAAGCGCTTGTGTGTCGGCATGACCGCCTGAAAGGGACACCGTCCGATGTTGCACCGATCCTCTGGCAGTATGGCGCACTTGCGAGACTGAAGAACGGCGAGGTCATTGACGATCTGCTGTATAACAACTACAGCACGATCTCGCTCGGCTATGCCGGCATCGCGGAAATGACCTATCACATGACAGGCCGTTCGCATACAGAGCCAGAAGGAAAAGCGTTTGCACTGAAGGTCATGCGATTCCTGAACGATAAGTGCAGCAAATGGAGAGCTGAAAGCAATATCTCGTTCTCGCTGTACGGCACGCCGATGGAGAGCGTCACCTACAAATTTGCACAATGTTTGCAGCGCAGACACGGCATCATTCCTCATGTGACCGACAAGAGCTATATCACCAACAGCTATCATGTCCATGTGACTGAGCCGATCGATGCCTTCAGCAAGCTAATTTTTGAGGCAGAGTTTCAGGAGCTTTCTCCGGGCGGTGCGATCAGTTATGTGGAAGTACCGAATCTGCAAAACAATATCCCTGCAGTGCTGGTGCTCATGAGACACATCTACGAAACGATTCTGTACGCCGAACTGAATACCAAGTCCGATTACTGTCAGGCTTGCGGCTATGACGGCGAGATCGGGATCGTGGAAGAAGACGGCAAGCTGATCTGGGAATGCCCGAACTGCGGCAACCGGGATCAGCGGACGCTGAATGTCTGCCGCCGTACCTGCGGCTACCTCGGAACCCAGTTCTGGAATCAGGGACGCACTGCCGAAATAAAGGACAGGGTGATGCATCTTTGAATTACTGCGGTCTGAACAAAAACGACATCGCTAATGGCGAAGGTGTCAGAGTCTCGCTGTTTGTCAGCGGATGCCGGAATCACTGCAAGGGCTGTCACAACCCGGAGACATGGGATTTCAGCTATGGACAGCCTTTCACCAAGAAAACTGAAGATGAGATCATCGAAGCCCTGCGTCCCTCGTGGATACAGGGGCTTTCTGTTCTCGGCGGTGAACCCTGCGAGGAAGAAAACGAGCGTGTGCTGCTGCCGCTGCTGAAAAAGATCTGGTGGGAGATGCCGGAAAAAGATATTTGGCTGTATAGCGGGTACACCTATGAACAGTTGCAAGGCAGAGCGATACTTCGGTATGTGGATGTACTTGTGGACGGTCCGTTTCTGCTGGAGCAGAAGGATATCTCGCTTCCGTTCCGCGGCAGCCGGAATCAACGGATCCTCCGATTAAGAAATGGGGTACGGGTATGAGAGCCAGACTGAGACCGCCAGGAGATGCCGTTCGCTGCGATGCCTGCGGATGTGCCTTTGTTCCGGAGCCGAAAACGCAGCGTGAGGGCGAGATTGAATACAGCTTCTTCAACTGTAATTACTGCGGTAAGGCGTTTATTGTGTCCGTGACCGATGCCGCGCTCCGTCGGAGTATCCACAAGTACCGGACGCTTGCCGAAAAGCTGAAGGGCAAACCGCTGAGTGAAGAAACGCTCCGTGAGGTCACGGCGCTGAAGGATGCAAACGCAAAAAGAGCCGCAGAGCTGCGGCAGATGTATATACGGGAGGAATGACATGAAAACAGCGGAACTTCGCATGATCCCTGTTTCTGAGCTGAAGCCTACGGAATATAACCCGCGTAAGAAGCTGAAGCCCGGCGACAAGGAATACGAGAAGATCAAAAACAGCATCGAGGAATTCGGCTTTGCCGATCCGCTGGTAGTCAACGCCGACATGACCATCATCGGCGGGCATCAGCGACTGACCGTAGCGATGGCGCTCGGATACACCGAGGTACCCTGTGCGGTGGTGGACATCGACAAGGTCAGAGAAAAGGCGCTGAACATTGCGCTCAACAAGATCACCGGCGCATGGGACGAGAGCCTTCTGGCTGAACTGTTGCAGGACATTCAGGACAGCGACTTCGACCTCGGAAAGACCGGCTTTGATCCGCCGGAGATCGAGCAGCTTTTCAATCAGGTACACAATAAAGACATCAAGGAAGATGACTTTGATATTGAAGAAGAGCTGAAACAGCCGACCTTCTCAAAACTCGGTGACCTGTGGATTCTGGGCAAGCACCGTATCGTCTGCGGTGACAGCACCAAGTCGGAAACCTACGAGCTGCTTATGGACGGTGAAAAAGCAAATCTCCTGCTGACCGATCCGCCGTACCTCGTAGCATACAGCAATACCTCCGGCAGCATCAAGAACGATGACCTTTCGGATAAGGAAGGCTATGAATTCCTGAAAAGCGCATTTGCCTGTTTCAAAGAGAACCTTGCAGATGATTCTGCGGTGTATGTTTTCTACGCGACATCAAAATCGAGGGTGTTCTATGACGCTTTCGAGGATGCCGGATTCCGTGTTTCTTGCGGATTGGTCTGGCGCAAGGACAGGCTTGTGCTGTCGAGGACGGACTATCAGCAGAACTTCGAGCCTGTGATCTACGGCTGGAAAAAGGACGGCAAGCACACATGGTACGGTGACCGTAAGCAGACCACCTGCTTTGACTTCGACCGTCCGAAAAGCTCCAAAGCCGAGGGTGAGGGACATCCGACTGCAAAGCCTGTACCGCTGATGGCATATCTCATCAAGCAGTCCACCATGACAAACGGCATCGTGCTGGACGGCTTCCACGGTTCCGGTTCTACCATGATCGCCTGTGAACAGCTCGACCGAAAATGCAGAGCTGTAGAATTGGATGAAAAGTTTGTGGACGTTCAAGTGAAGCGGTATATCAAATTCCGCGAGGGCAAGTACGATGATGTGTATGTCATCCGTGACGGGCAGAAGCTTTCCTTCGATGAAGCGGTGGCAGCGATGCCGCAGGACGGTGATGCCAATGGATGAACTGAAACCTCTGCTTCATGTGGTCTCCTTCAGCGGCGGGAAAGACAGCACTGCGATGCTCCTGAAGATGTTAGAAATGGGGATGCATGTTGATCTGGTGCTGTTTTGCGATACCGGATTAGAATTCCCGGCACTGTATGACCATGTACACAAAGTCGAACAGGGTACCGGCATGAAAATCACGACTGTAAAGAGCGAAAACACATTTGAGTATCTCATGCTCCACAAGCCGATCAAGCGGAAGAAACCGGAACTGCGCGGCAAGACCGGTTACAGTTGGGCGGGACCGCTGATGCGGTGGTGTACCAATCTTCTGAAAACGGTACCGCGTGAGAAATACCTCAGCGAACTGCGGAAAAATTACGATGTGATCGAGTACATCGGCATTGCCGCCGATGAGACGGAACGCATCACGCACAAATGCAACTGCCGACCGAATGTCCGTCTGCCGCTTGTGGAGTGGGGCATGACCGAAGCTGACTGCCTGCAATACTGCAGGGAACGCGGCTATGACTGGGGCGGTCTGTATGAGAAATTCGGACGGGTATCCTGTTGGTGCTGTCCGCTGCAGCCGCTGAACGAGCTGCGGATTCTGTATTTCGATTTCCCCGATCTCTGGAAACAGCTCAGAGCATGGGATGATGCAACATGGCGCACCTTCAAGCCCGGATGGTCAGTCCGGAAACTGGAGGCTCGTTTTGATTTTGAACTGGAATGGCAGACGGACGGTAACCAGCTTGGCACAAAGGAATTCCGCAAAGCCCTGAAAAAGAGACTGGAGGATGTCGATGGCTGATGTGAAATGTGAGCTGTATCACGATAACTTCCAGAACTTCAAATCCTACTGCATCCCAAAAGCACAGCTCGTCATTGCTGACATTCCGTACAACATCGGCGGCGACTTTTATGCCAGCCGTCCCGACTGGTATGTGAACGGTGACAATCAGAACGGTGAAAGCAGCAAAGCGCACAAGGCTGCATTCCACACGGATTACACCTTCAACATCGCTGAATACTTCGCCTTCTGTAACCGGCTGCTCAAAAAGGAGCCGTCCAAAGGTGAGAAGGATGCTCCCTGCATGATCGTATTCTGTGCCTTTCAGCAGATACCCGAGGTCATCCGGCAGGCGGAGAAATACGGCTTCAAGAAGTATCAGTTTTTGTGCTTTATGAAGAATTACAGTCCGCAGGTGCTGAAGGCGAACATGAGGATCGTGGGCGCAACGGAGTATGCTCTGGTGCTGTATCGGGGAAAGCTGCCGAAGTTCCGCAATACCGATGCATACGGCAAGCGGCACATGATCTTCGACCATTTTGACTGGATGCGGGACGGCAAGGATATCCCGAAGATACATCCTTCGCAGAAGCCGGTAAATCTCCTGAAACGGCTGATCGGGATATTTACCGACGAGGGTGATGTGGTCATCGATCCCTGCGCCGGTTCCGGCTCAACGCTGCGTGCGGCGAGGGAGCTTGGCAGACACAGCTACGGCTTTGAAGTCAGCCGGAATTTTTATAATAAAGCCTGTGAACTGATGCTTGGGGAGGATACCGATGACGAAGCATGAATGCGCGGTCGTGACCGCTTACACAGAGATTTCTATGCTCAAGGGCGATGATCTGAAATATCTGTATGACTATCTTTCCGGCTTTATCGGCAGACCGGTGTATACACACGAGATTCCTGCGGTGGCGATGGCTTACAGAGAGCAGATCAGGGAGGACTTCCTCGATCTGTGCAGGAACGCAAAGGAGGCGGATGATGGATAAGAAACACTTGACCCTCGGCAGCCTGTTTGACGGCTCCGGGGGCTTTCCGCTTGGTGGCATCCTCGCAGGGATCGAGCCAAGGTGGAGCAGCGAAATTGAACCTTTTCCGGTGCTTGTCACGCACAAGCGGCTGCCGCAGGTGCAGCACTACGGTGATGTATCTACGCTGAACGGCGCAGAGCTTCCGCCGGTGGATATCATCACCTTAGGCAGTCCTTGTCAGGACCTGTCTATTGCGGGCAAGCGTGCCGGAATCCATGACGGTGATCGGTCGAACCTGTTCTTTCAGGCGATCCGCATCATCAAAGAAATGAGGGATGCAACAAATGGACGATATCCGCGATACTGCGTCTGGGAAAATGTCCCCGGCGCTTTCTCATCCAACGGAGAAAACGACTTCAAGGCTGTCCTCGAAGCAGTTATCGGAGTTAAAGAAAAAGGGATCGAGGTGCCTGCGCCTGAAAATCACAGATGGGCAAAATCAGACGTATATCTGGGAGACGGATGGAGCGTGGCTTACCGAGTTTTCGATGCTCAATACTGGGGTGTCCCCCAACGCAGAGCAAGAATCTACCTTGTCGCAGATTTTGCTGGCGGAAGTGCCGGAGAAGTATTATTTAAGTCCGAAGGCGTGTCTGGGTATACTCCGCAGGGCTTCCGTGCGTGGCAAGGAACTGCCGGAGGTTCTGAAGAAGGCACTGGAGAAACAGGCGGGCGGTCTGACGCTGGAGGTGGAACCCTCTGCCTGAATACACAGGGCAACAGCGGCGTCGGCATCACCGAGAACAAGGCTCTCGCACTGGTCGCACAGGATCACGGCAACCATCCGGCGGTACTTCATGCGGCGGGATTCTCCACAGAACACAGTGCCAAAGCACGCAGCATCGGATACGAGGAGGAAGTCTCCCCGACACTGAGAGCAGGTGTTGTTCCTGCGGCACTCTCGGTCGAAAACCATCCGACAGACGGTCGTGTGAAGATCCGTGAGGACGACACCTGCCAGACACTTTGCAGCAGAGCCGGGACGGGCGGCAACAATGTACCGCTTGTCGCTGAACCGATCACGCTGAAAATCAGGTCAGGCTGCGAAGGCGGCGGCAAGGGCGCTCTCTGGCAAACTGATAAATCTGCTACGCTTGCTACCAACAACGACCAGACACTCTTTCAGCCAGAGATCAAAGCCTTCGGTGTATGCAGCAAGCATTCCAATGCGATGATGTCAGACAATCCACACAGCGGCTTCTATGAGGCAAAAACGAGCAGAACGCTCGATCAAAGCGGTGGTCATGCGATTTCGAGCAATCAGGGCGGCATCTGCGTGGTAGCACCTGCGCCTGAAACCTTCGATGTGCGTTTCACATCAGACGGTACAAAAAACGCTCGTGGGCATTGCTATCCGACAGACATCTCCCGATGCCTTGATACGAGCGAGGGATCGCCAGACTCGAATCACGGCGGTGTCGCTGTGGTGGCTCTTGAACCGGGGGCTGCATCACGTGTCGGCGGTCATGTATACAGTGACGGCAAAAGCGGTACGCTTCGAGCCAATGCCGGCGATAATCAGCAGGCTGTTGTGGTCGCCGAGCCGGAGACCTATGCTCTGCAAGGCTCGATGATCGGTCGTGCCGACAAGAACGGTCCGCAGGGTGATGGCATCAACGAGGATGTGTGCTTTACGCTCAATACATCGGACAGGCACGCCATTGCCGCACCTGATCCGTCCTTCACAATTTCCCGCGACAACCATTTTGCCGTTTCGGAGGATGTATCCGTTACAGCCGTGGCAAGAGGTCCTGCAACGGTCGCTGCACCGGCAGACCACTATTGCACCAGTAAGAATTCCCACCACACAGTGGCGGCACATGAACAAGCTAATACGCTGGTCGCATCCGACTGGAAGGATCCGCCGCTTGTGAACGATCTCCTGAACGACGAACCTGTGTATATAGTACGCAGGCTGACTCCGGTGGAGTGTGCGAGACTGCAGGGCTTCCCGGACTGGTGGTGTGCCGACCTTGCGATTCCTGATCCTTCTGACGAGGAGATCGCCTTCTGGACGGAGGTCTGGGAAACATGGCGGCAGGTCACCAATCCCAAGGGCAAGCCGAAAACGAAAAAGCAGATCAGAAAATGGTTGGCTGATCCCTACACGGATTCCGCAGAGTACAAGCTGTGGGGCAACGGGATCTCACTGCCGATTCCATACTTCGTGCTTTCGGGTATCGCTTGGGTGGCGCAGAGAGATACACAAAAGTGAACGCATAACGCGCCCGTTTTGAAAGCATCGGAAAAAGACGAACCTGCGTCGGTTCAGTGCCGATGAGATACACTTATTTCGGATTTCTTGTCTCCGCCAAGCTTGATCTTTCCGTGCTTTTCCTCATATTTTTCAATGCAATCACGGATCAGGATCAAAACCTGACTGTTGGCAGAACGACCTTCGTAGTCAGCAACAACGTGAAGTTTATCAAGCATCTCCTGTTCAATGCGGATGGATACACTTTTGATAGCCATAAAACGAATTCCTTTCAGATATATTATGACTTTATTTTAGACCTATTCTGTGGTATAATGTTTGAAATGGATATAAATTGCATCTAAAATATATCTATAAGGAGTTGCACGATATGAAAATAGCAATTATTGGCTCACGAGGACTTCATGTGAATGACCTTGAACGGTATCTGCCGGAGGGTATCACAGAGATCGTCAGCGGAGGAGCGAGGGGTATTGATTCTGATGCACGGGCATACGCAAAGGCACACGGCATTCCGCTGAAGGAATTTCTGCCGGATTATGAACGCTTCGGACGAAGCGCCCCGCTGAAACGGAATCTGGAGATTATCGCCTATGCAGATGTGGTGCTGGCATTCTGGGACGGACAGTCACGCGGCACGAAATATGTGATAGACCATTGCCGGGAACAGCACGTTCCGGTCAGGGTTTTCGCACCGAGAAAGAAATAGTAATAAAGAAGCCATGCAGCAAATTGTGAACATTCTGATACTAAATCAGATGTTCTGCCGCAGGGCTTCTTTCTATTCTGTACTATGCACAATCTAAAGGGCAGACACGCCCCGTACATTCTCCGTTTTACAGTCTTGCATTCCGGGGCAAAAGACGGTAATATGTGACTACGAAAACGCCGCAGCCCAACGCACAAGGCTGAGGGGCGGCAGTAAAAACGGAGGTAATCATATGGAAATCAAGTTCAATATTGAAAAGAGCCAGCGCAAGGCACTGGCACAGAAAATCGGCGAGCTGACAGGAGCAGAGGTCAAGTACCTCGGTGTACCGGGCTGCAGATACCAGATCGACTTCTTCACCCTGGACAAAAACGCAGTCCTCAGTTTCAGCGACCGCATCGACACAGATATCGTGAAGAAGGTACTGAATGGGCTTGCAGAGGCAGGATATGAAAGCAAAACAGTAGCACCGCCGGAAGAAACGGATGCTTCGGCTGAATCAGAGCCGGATATCCCTGACGAACCGAGCAGCGGATTTCCGCTGCGCGCAAGCATCAGCTTCCCGATTGCAGAGCACACGGTGCAGAGCCTTACAAACCTTATCTGCATGATCCACTCCCGCGGCGCACTTCTCAGCAAGGCGACCGGCGGAGAATTCTTCGCAGACAAGAGCCTCGCCGATGCGATCCTCGATGACAAGACCTTCCGCAGCATCCACGAGCTTATCGCCTACATCAGAGTATGGGAGGAAACGAATCCCGAACTGAAGGGCATCCGTTTCGCCGATGACAAGCTGATCTTTGACGGCTTCGGTGTAGCACAGGATGCCGAGACGGTGCAGACCTTTACCAAACTGGCAGCCGCCATGAACAAGATGGCGATCACGCAGAAACGTGTGCAAGCAAAGGATGTCGATGACAGCAACGAAAAGTACGCACTCCGCATCTGGCTGATCCGCCTTGGGCTGAACGGTGCTGACTTCAAGGCTGACCGCAAGCGCCTCATGACTCCGCTTTCCGGACACACCGCATTCCGCAACGATGAGGAGCGTGAACGCTGGGAGGCAAAGCAGAAGGCAAAGCGTGATGCTGCCAGAACCGAACTGACCGAGGAGGATGAAAACGATGCAGTTTCCGAATGAACGACAGCTCAAAGCCTTGCGGGAGCGTTATCCCGAAGGCACCCTTATCCGACTGAAGCACATGGATGACCCTTATGCACCCGTACCGCCCGGCACGGTCGGAGAGGTTCAAATGGTCGATGACGGCGGCAACATACACATGGTCTGGCAGAACGGCAGAAGTCTCGCCCTGATCGAAGGCGTGGATGATTTCCAGGTCATTTCTGACCGCAATGGGGGCCACGGAAAATAAGAGAGCCTATTCCATTGTATCCGAGTATACCATAGAATTTCAAGGATATCAAGTGTACACATACACCAGATATGAGCAATGTATTTTCCGCGTAATTCTGTACTTTTAGCGGCTTGCTATATTTCGCTAAAAGAGTTAATATGTGACACAACGAAGGGCAAAGCCCTACGGAATTACCAAACGGAGGATACGAAAATGACTGAGAAGACCGCACAGCAGATCGCAAGAATGAAGGAGCAGACCATCGGGGTTGAGATCGAGATGAACAACATCACCCGCAAGGCTGCCGCAAAGCTCGCCGCCGAGTTCTTCGGCACCGACCGCACCGAGTACACCGCACATCGCAACAGCTACGAAACCTATAGTGCTTGGGACGCACAGGGCAGAGAGTGGAAATTCCAGAAGGACGTCAGCATCGCAGGCCCCGACAGCGAAAAGTGCGAACTGGTCACACCGATCCTGCACTACGCAGACATCGAAATCCTGCAGGAGCTTGTGAGAAAGCTCAGGAAGGCAGGAGCGCGCAGTGATTACACGCGGGGATGTGGAGTCCACTGCCACATTGGAGCCCAGGGACACACACCGCAGACCTTGAGAAACCTCGCAAACCTGATGGCAAGCCACGAAACCCTGATCGCCGAGGCAATCAGAGTAGACCAGAGCAGAATGCGCCGCTACTGCAGAACAGTTGACCCGAGATTCCTTGAACAGCTCAACCGCAAAAAGCCCACCACGATGGCACAGCTTGCGGACATCTGGTACGGCGCACAGGGCTGCGAATACGGCAGAACCCACCACTACAACGACAGCCGCTATCACATGCTCAACCTCCACGCTACCTTCACCAAAGGCACGGTCGAGTTCAGACTTTTCCAGTTCGCACCGCCCTCAAACGGCAAGCAGAACGGCCTTCACGCAGGCAAGCTCAAGAGCTACATTCAGCTTTGCCTCGCAATGAGCCAAATGGCAAAAGACCTGCGCAGCGCAAGCCCGAAGGAACAGCAGAAGGAAAACAAAAAGTTCGCGATGCGGACTTGGCTGATGAGAATGGGCTTCATTGGCGACGAATTCGCAACGGCAAGAGAAACCCTCACCGAGAACCTTACAGGCGACAACAGCTTCCGCTTCGGCAGACCTTAAAGCCTGCCCTGCGGGGCGGAAGAACAAGCGGAACGGCACGGCGGCGCACACAGCACCCTCATCGCCACGTGTGGGGCGGAAGGGTATCCTCCGAACACATACCCAACTCAGTCAACCGAGCCACACAGGGGCAACACGGCGCGTTTGTGGGCAAAGCATAAAATGAACAACTTCCGGCGCAAAACCGCCCTGAATAATCTGTTCATTTACCCGCTTGATAATGCCGCCGAAATGAGTTAACATAGCACTACCGCAAGGAAAAAACGCAAAGGAGAACATAGCATGAACAAGAAAAAATACTACATAGCCTACGGCAGCAACCTCAACATCCGCCAGATGCGGTTCCGCTGCCCAGGCGCAAAGCCCATCGGCATTTCCGCGATTCCTGACTACGAACTGCTCTTCAAGGGCAGCAAGACGGGAGCGTACCTCACCATCGAGCCGAAGGACGGTGGGCTTGTTCCGGTTGCCGTGTGGGAAGTGACAGCCGACGATGAGAAGCACCTCGACATCTACGAGGGCTACCCGAACTTCTACTACAAGAAGGAAGTCTGCCTGCCGGTGAAGCTGGCAAGCGGCAAGACCAAGAAGCTGACCGCCTTCGTATATATCATGCACGAGGAACGCAGCCTCGGCATTCCGTCGCTTGCCTACATCCGCACCTGCAAGGAAGGCTACCGCAACTTTGGATTTGATGTGAAGTACCTTGACAGGGCATACATGAGAAGCACAAAGGAGGACTGAAAATGAAAGAACAAGTTTTTGAAAAGCGTACATGTCCGAAATGCGGACGCACCTACACCGAGCGACCGGCGCTTTCCCGCAGCGACAACGAAACGCTGATCTGCCCCGACTGCGGAACGAGGGAGGCACTCGAAAGCATGGGCATCAGCATCGAGGAACAGGACAAGATCCTCGGCATCATCCACGAGAAGTACAACGGCGAATAAGGCGACATAAAGGGGCGTTACAGCCCCTTTCCGCATTCTCAGGGATAACTTATCCCCCACTTTCCGGGCGTGACACGGCGCGTTCTGGCGCAAACTGTGGGCTTGTGTATATGTACCTGTTCAGCTTGCTGAAAACGGCGATTCTTCTACGATTTATTTTGCACATAGGCGTGGACTTTTCAGGCAAAAGGCGGTAATATGTGACACAACGGAAGGGCAGACAGCCCGCCGAAAACAAAAAACGGAGGTACAGCACCATGAAAACCCTGAAAATTTACAATCCGCTGATCGCACAGATCGCAAGTGAGAGCAACTGCTTCACCGCCCCCGCTGAAGAGTACGCCGCAGAGCTTCTCGAAGCGCTGGAAAACGATGACGCCGACCTTGCCGAGTACGCTGACGACTATCACGGTGCAACCTACTACAAGAAGCTGCACAAGGTCACGATGAGCGCCGATTGGTACGGCGGACGGCTTTACGGGCTGGCAACCTGTGAGGTGGACGATGACTGGACCGCCGAAGACACCGCACAGCTTAAGGAATACCTCAGCGGACAGTACAGTGATGGCTGGGGCGAGGGTTTCGAGCAGAGAGAAGTTTACAGCTACACGGAGGTCGAAACCAGCGAGGAGTACGACGAGGAAGCAGACGAATACTACGAAAGCGAATGGGATGTCCGCTACGATGTTTACATTTCCTTCTGGCAGGACAAGAACTTCAGGCTGATGACCGAGGCTGAGCTGAAGGGCTGAACGGAACAGGGGCAGAGCTTAGGCTCTGCTCCCCCCTTTGCCCAACGATAAAAGCCGCCCACACGGCGCATTTGTGTGCCTCCTGCGGCAAGGCATAATATGTACAACAACCGACAAAAAATCGCCTTGCACATTCTGGTAGTTTAGCCGCTTGATATATCTGCCGAAAAGAGTTATAGTGTGTACAACGGAACGGGAAACCGAGCCGAAAACTACGAAAGAACGAGGTAAACACTATGTGGCACGAAGGCACGATTCTGGCACCGACCAAGGAAGGCAAGACGGTGGTTCACTACTGGGCAAAGGTCTACGACGAGGGCAGCCAGTACGGCATCAACGAGGGCAGAATCAGTAAACTGACACTCAAGGAGAATGGCAAGGTCATCTACAACTACGACAGAGGCGAGGATGTACCCGAGCAGAACGAGGCTGCGAAGATTGCCCTTGCGATCCTGATGTACGAGTACAAGTAAATAGAACGGTCGGTGGGCGGTAGCATTAAGCCGCCCATCCAAACCAAGACGGACACACATATAAATTCAAGGTGGATATACATAGGAGAGGCTTGCAGCACGCAGGCCTTTTCTTTATGCAGATTTTTTGAGAAAAGGAGTGATGCGGATGGCTCAGAGAGGCAGAAAACCGACGCCGACAGCAATCAAGGAACTGGAAGGCAATCCCGGAAAACGACCGCTGAATGATGCAGAGCCGAAGCCGGAACGCAAGGCACCGCCCTGTCCGAAGTGGCTGGAGCCCGAAGCAAAAAAGGAATGGCGCAGGCTGTCAAAGCAACTGGAGCAGATTGGTGTGCTGACCGAGGTCGATCAGGCGGCATTCGCATCCTACTGTCAGGCATACGCACGATGGAAAGAAGCCGAGGAATTCATGACCCAGCACGGCACGATCGTAAAAACAAAATCAGGTTACTGGCAGCAGGTTCCGCAGGTATCCATTGCGCAAACTTATCTGAAGATCATGAACAAGATCGCAGAGCAGTTTGGCCTGACCCCGGCGGCAAGAAGCCGTATCACTGCCGGCGCAGATATGAAAAACGCTGCCGTTGACGATATGGATGAACTTCTCGGAGGTGGCTGATGGCGAGAACGGCAAAGGCAAGAGAAAGACCTGCCAACTATCCGAAACTGAAGGATTATAAACCGACACGCTTTATGCTGCCGGAATCGCACTACGATGCGGCAAAGGCTGACCGAGCTGTGCGGTTCATCGAGAATCTCTGCCATACCAAAGGACGCTGGGCAGGCAAACCGTTCTGGCTGCTTCCGTGGCAGGAACAGATCATCCGGGATATTTTCGGCATCGTCAAGGAAGATGATACACGGCAGTTCCGCACAGCGTATGTTGAGATTCCGAAGAAAAATGGAAAGCAGCTCGCTTTGGATACACCTATCCCGACGCCGCAGGGATTCACCAATATGGGTGATCTGAAGGTCGGAGATACAGTATTTGATGAAAACGGCAAGCCATGTCATGTTGTGGCGAAAAGCCCTGTGGATGATACAGAGCAAGCCTACAAGTTGACTTTCAAAGACGGCTCTTCAATCATTGCCGGGGAACGACATCTGTGGAACATCGAAATCGATAATAGCGGCAAACTCGTTTCAACTCGTGAGATTTACGAGATGAACACCGATATCAAAATCGTTTCAAGTAAATGCCCCGAGACATCAAACAAAGATATTCTGCAACATTGGGAGGCTTCTCACGGCAATAACCCTCGTTATCATTACCTGCTGGATATTCAACCTGTAAATCATCCTGTAAAAATGCAGTGCATTCAGGTGGACAGTCCGAGTCACCAATATCTCGCAGGACCGTCATTTGTGCCTACGCACAACAGTGAGCTTGCAGCGGCAATTGCACTGTATCTGCTCTACGCCGACAACGAGCCGTCTGCTGAGGTCTACGGCGCTGCTGCTGATCGTGGGCAGGCATCCATTGTATTCGATGTCGCCAAAAGAATGGTTGAGATGACACCGGCACTTCTGAAACGCTCCAAGATCATGGCGGCTACAAAGCGTCTGGTCAATTACAGCAATGTCGGCTTTTATCAGGTGCTTTCAGCGGAGGTCGGTACAAAACACGGTCTGAATGTTTCCGGTTTGGTGCTTGATGAGCTTCATGCCCAGCCTAACCGCAGCCTTGTGGATGTTCTCACAAAGGGTTCCGGTGATGCCCGTACTCAGCCGCTGTACTTCCTTATCACAACCGCCGGAACGGATCGCAACAGCATCTGCTACGAGTATCACACGAAAGCAAAAGATATTCTGGACGGCAGGCGCATTGATCCGTCCTTCTATCCTGTGATCTACGGCTTGAACGATGATGACGACTGGAACGCAGAGGAGTCATGGTATAAGGCAAATCCGTCCCTCGGATACACCATTACCATTGACAGAGTACGTGATGCTCATCGTGAGGCACTGACGAACCCCGCAGAAGAAAATGTATTCCGTCAGCTTCGTTTGGATCAGTGGGTGGGCAGCGTAGTTGCGTGGATTCCGGAGCATATCTACGACAGGGGCAATCTTCCAATCGACCTTGAAAAGCTCCGGGGACGGGAGTGCTACGCAGGTCTTGACCTATCCAGCACATCGGATATCACGGCATTTGTTCTGGTATTCCCGCCGCTGTATGAGGGCGATAAATACATCGTTCTGCCGCATTTCTGGCTGCCGAGGGAAACACTTGACCTTCGAGTGCGGCGAGACCATGTTCCCTACGATGTATGGGAGCGCATGGGGCTATTTCATATCACCGAGGGCAATGTGGTGGACTATAACTTTGTACGGAAAACGATCAATGAGCTGCACACCATGTACAATATCAAGGAAATCGCAGCCGATCGATGGAATGCTACGCAGCTGATCACAGACCTTGAGGGAGACGGATTTACCGTTGTGCCGATGGGCATGGGCTTCAAGGATATGTCACCGCCGATGAAAGAGCTGTATAAGCTTCTGCTTGGCGGAATGTTCATTCACGGCGGCAACCCTGTCCTCCGCTGGATGGCAGGAAATGTGGTCGCTGAAATTGACGCGGCGGAAAATATCAAGCCGTCCAAGAAAAAGTCCACAGAGAAAATTGACGGCATCGTAGCATGGATCATGGCACTTGACCGCTGTATTCGCCACGAGATGCAAGGCAGTGTATATGATGAACCCGACCACGATCTTGTGGTCATCTGACAGGAGGTAATGTTTATGGGCTTTTTGAGCTGGCTTGGCATCAGCAAGCCGAGAGATGCGCCGATGCTGCCGGATATTCAGGATAATGTCCGGGATTCGGGAAATCTGTTCGTTTTCGGCATGACACATAGCGGAGAGCGTGTGGATGAACGCTCTGCAATGCAGATCGTTACCGTATATGCGTGCGTAAGACTGCTTTCCAATACCATCGCAGGACTTCCGCTGCATTTGTACAGATACACCGGACAGGGCGAAGATAAGGAACTGGCGACCGATCATCCGCTGTACAAAATACTCTACCGACAGCCGAATCCCGAAATGAGTTCATTCTCGTTTTGGGAAGCACTCATGTGCCACCTTTTACTATGGGGCAACGCCTATGCACAGATTGTCCGGGACGGCAAAAACGGCATCCTCGGTCTCTATCCCCTGCTTCCCGAAAATGTCGAGATCGACCGTGATCCGAAATCCGGCGACCTGATCTACACTTACCACGCCTACACCGACGAAAAGCCCGGTGAGCATGACAAGGATATTATCTTCCGCAGGGATGAAATCTTACACATCCCCGGTCTGGGATTCAATGGACTGGTCGGTTTCTCACCGATAGCGATGATGAAAAATGCACTCGGTGCGGTCATGGCAGTAGAGCGTTACGGCAGTGCATTCTTCAAAAACGGAGCGCAGCCTGCCGGTGTTCTGGAGCATCCGGGTGTGCTGAAGAATCCCGAAAAGATCCGTGAAAACTGGACGAGAGTGTACGGCGGTTCCCGAAATGCACACCGCATCGCAGTCCTCGAGGAAGGTATGCAGTATAAGCCGATCTCGCTGCCGCCGGAGGATTCGCAGTTCTTGTCTACCCGTGAATTCGATGTGGAGGAAATTTGCAGAATGTTTCAGGTTCCACCGCATCTGGTGCAGGATTTGAAGAGGTCTACGTTCAACAACATTGAGCATCAGGGTATTGCATTTGTGCAGTATTCGCTCATGCCGTGGATCATCCGCATTGAAAAAGGCATCATCAAAGACCTTCTTCTGGAGGAAGAACAGAATGTATATTTCCCGAAGTTCAATGTGGACGGTCTCATGCGAGGAGATTATCAGAGCCGCATGAACGCCTATGCCATCGGTGTGGGTAACGGCTTTATGTCGCCCAACGATGTGCGCCGTCTTGAAAATATGGATCTCATTCCCGAAGATCAGGGCGGTGAGGATTATTACCTCAACGGCAGCTACAATAAACTGCAAGACGCCGGTGCAGCGTATAACCTGAATGCACAGCAGGACAATGAGCCTGACGAACAGCCGGATACCGATGATACACCGGACGAAGAAACCGATGACCGTTTCCTGCGGCAAAAACGCAGGAAGAAGTACAGAAATGGGGGTATGTAAATGGAAAAGTTCTGGAATTGGATCCACGATGACAGCGGCGGCAGAGTCCTCCGGCTTGAAGGTCCTATCGACTCGGAGAGCTTCTGGGGAGATGAAATTACGCCGCAATCTTTCCGTGACGAGTTGTACGCCGAGGACGGCGATATCACGCTTTGGCTGAATAGCCCAGGCGGGAATGTGCGCTCAGATAGGGCGTTGTTAAAAGTAGCTTAAGGTACTACGCTGTAAGATAACGCAGCAGCCAACCTGCCTAACCGAAAGGCGAAAGCTGATACGGGAACATAGCACGGCAGGAAAGCGGTAAGTTGCCTAAAGGCATTCGGGCACGACTGAACCGCAATGGCAAGTGGATATGAGGATAAATCTGGGTTTGGTGAATGTGAGTTTCCAGTGTCCGTTCCCGGGTGGAGAGAAGAAAGTGCCTGAAACTTCTCGCTTGAAGAACAATAATGTAAGTTACCGATTATTGTGTTGTCAGATACTTCAAGCCACGTGCAAGAGAACTTGTGCAAACGAAACGAAAGCATATCCGACAATCCACAACACCTATTAACAACGCTAACTGAGGATTACCTAAATCGGAATGACTGAAAAGTCTATGTGTAATACCGAAAGGTGATAAATTTCAAGCCGTGAAACGCAAGAAAGATGACACTGAATATCCGACAGGGTAACGGAGTCTCCATAGTAGTCCGAGGACGGTAACGCCGTCTACATGGCGAAGGGAGACAGTTTGTGTGTACCAAAATCAAAACTTGATTAGAGAGGAAAGCCTCATATGAATTCAACAATAGAGATTTTGGCGAGAATCAACGAAAATTCCCTAAAACATCCCGACGAAGTATTTACACGCTTGTACAGATATTTGTTGCGAGAGGATATTTATTTTATCGCATATAAGAATCTGTACGCAAACAGCGGCGCAGCGACCAAAGGAATAGACGATGATACAGCAGACGGGTTCAGCGTGGAATATATTCATTCCATAACCGAAAGTTTGCGGAATGGTACGTATCAGCCAAAACCCACACGAAGAACCTATATTGAAAAATCCAATGGGAAAATGCGCCCGATTAGTATTCCTACTTTTACGGATAAATTGGTGCAGGAAGTCATGAGAATGATTTTGGAAGCGGTATATGAGCCGATTTTCTTAGATGTTTCACATGGGTTCAGACCTAACAGGAGCTGTCATACAGCACTGGAACAAATCAAACACGAGTTTACAGGAGTAAGATGGTTTGTTGAGGGTGACATTAAAGGCTGTTTTGACAACATTGACCATGAAACACTTGTCTCCATTGTGAACCGCAAAATCAAAGACGCACGATTTATCCAACTCCTTTGGAAAATCCTGAAAGCCGGATATTTAGAGGACTGGAGATACAACAAAACATTCAGCGGAACGCCGCAAGGCGGTATCATTTCCCCGATTCTTGCTAATATTTACCTGCATGAATTGGACAAGAAAGTAATGGTAATACGCCAGAACTGTTATAAGCCGCGAGAACGCGCATACACTCCGGAATACTCTAAATTACAGCATGAATTACGCGCAATTAAACCCAAAATCAGCCGTGCAGAGGGAGAAGAAAAGGCAGGGTTGATAAGGGAACTGAAAGAAGTCCGTAAACGCCAGAGAAACACGCCTTGTGTTTCACAGACAGATAAACGCCTATCATACGTCCGCTATGCAGATGATTTTATCATTGGTGTAGTCGGCAGCCGAGAGGACTGCGAACGAATCAAACAAGAATTGACAGAATATGTTGCAGAAGAGCTAAAAATGGAACTGAGCGCAGAAAAAACGCTCATTACACACAGCAACAATAAAGCGCGGTTTTTAGGCTATGACATTCGAGTGCGCAGAGACAGTAAGGTAAAAAAGACTAAGGCAGGACGTAAAGTCAGAACCCTGAGCAACAAAGTAGAACGCACAGTTCCCATAAAAGACAAAATTGAAAAATTCCTTTTTTCTCACGGTATTGTCTACCTTAAAAACGGGAAACTTACACCATGCCACAGAGATAGATTGCTGCATTTGACAGACCTTGAAATAGTGACCGCATACGGTGCAGAAATCAGAGGCATTTGTAATTACTATAATCTTGCCAGCAACTACTCAGATTTGCATTACTTCTGTTACCTTATGGAGTACAGTTGCCTGAAAACACTTGCCGCAAAGCATAGAACGAGTCTGAAAAAGATTCGGAATAAATATGCCAACGGTAAGAGCTGGGGTGTACCCTATGAAACCAAAAAGGGACAGAAAATCGCAGCACTTCCCACACAAGCAGACTGCGCAAATGTCAAGAACGGAACGGATACCATTCCGATATTGACAATACAACATCTACACAGTCGTACAAAATTTGAGGACAGGCTTAAAGCAAGAAAATGCGAACTCTGCGGCAGTGAGAACAGCGAGCATTACGAGATTCATCACGTAAACAAAGTGAAAAATCTCAAAGGGAAAACACTCTGGGAACAAATTATGATAGCAAAAAAGCGAAAAACGCTTGTGGTATGTCGGGAATGCCACAAGAAGATTCACGGGAAACAAAGTTGATTGAACGCAAATGGAGAGCCGGATACTCTGAGAGGGGTAAGTCCGGTTCGGAGGGGGGCTTGTGTAAACCTACTGTAGCAATACAGCAAGGCGACACTTGCCTACCCTACGTGTTCGCAGCAGCAGAAATTTACACGATGATACGTGATTATCCGCACAGGGTAACGATAAAAATCGCAAGCATTGCAGCATCGGCGGCGAGCGTGATTGCTATGGCAGGAAATACTGTGCAGATGTCTCCGACCGCACTCCTGTTCGTGCATGATCCGTCCACAATTGCGATGGGAAACGCCAAGGACATGGAAAAAGCCATCGCAACACTGAATGAGGTCAAAGAGAGCATCATCAACGCATATGCCGCAAAAACCGGACTCAGCAGAAACCGCATCAGCAAGCTCATGTCGGACGAGACATGGATCAATGCGAAAAAGGCAGTTGAGCTGGGCTTTGCAGATGAGATTCTGTTCGATGAAAAGCCTGAACCGGAAAAAGAGGAAGAAAACAATCCTGAAAAGCCCGACAAGGAAGGCGGTGACGAGGACGGGGATGAAAAGGAAAAAGACAAGAAGCCGTTCACACTGGACAACAACACCCTGTGGCAGTATTCCACCCGTATCATGGGACAGACCATTCTGGGAAAGATCAGCGATTCCTGTAAAAACGATGGCGCAGACCAGACCAATAGTGGCAAAGCACCTGACACACAGAAATCTGCCGAGAAAAGGCTGACAGAGACTGCGCCGACTGTCTCCATGCCAGAAATCCCTGTCATTGGCATGGACGGCAGAACTAAAGACGGCTCTGTGCCCTATGAAGTTCTGAAACAACAGCTTGCTTTTCTGAGATAAGGAACATCTCAGAAGCACGCTGTTATTTTATGCCCGCCGGAGATGTCCGGCAGAAATGGAGAAAAGATATGAGCAAAATCATGGAACTGCGCAGCAAGCGCAATACCCTGTGGGAACAGACGAAAGCATTTCTTGAGCAGCACCGGGGTGAAAACGGTCTTGTGGAGGCCGGTGCTGTGGAAACCTACAACAAAATGGCGGCAGATGTGCAGGCTCTCGGCGCAGAGATCGAGCGTCTGGAACAGCAGGCAGCCGTGGACGCGGCGCTGTCCGCACCGACCAGCAAGCCCGTCACCAACGCTCCCGGCACAAAGAATACGCCGCCCACCAACCCGACCGCGACCGACGAGTACAAGTCCGCCTTCTGGGATATGATCCGAAACAAGGGCGATCAGCTTGCAGTCCGCAACGCACTCTCTGTCGGTGAGGACACCGAGGGCGGATACACTGTCCCTGACGAGTTCGAGCACAGACTGATCCAGGCGCTGGAAGAGAATAACATCTTCCGCCAGATGGCAACGGTCATCAAGACCAACAGCGGCACCCGCAAGATCCCTATCGCCAACGACACGATGGAGGCACAGTGGATCGACGAGGGCGAGGAGATCCCGGAGACTGACACCAGATTCGGTCAGACCACGCTCTCTGCATACAAGCTCGGTACGATGATCAAGATCAGCAACGAGCTTCTGCACGACTCCGCCTTCGACCTCGCATCGTATATCGCTGCACGTTTCGGTGTGGCAATGGGCAATGCCGAGGAGCGTGCGTTCTTCACCGGTGACGGCGACAAAAAGCCCCTTGGTATCCTCGATGAGACCGGCGGTGCAGAGCTTGGTGTTACTGCGGCATCCCAGACCGCGATCACCTTCGACGAGGTGTTCGACCTCTACTACAGCCTGAAGTCTCCCTACCGCAGAAACGCACAGTTTGTCTGCAATGAGACTATCCTGCTTCAGCTCATGAAGCTGAAGGACAAGAACGACAACTACCTCTGGAAGCCGTCTCTCGACATCGCAAAGCCGGATACACTGCTTGGCAGACCGATCCGCACCTCTTCCTTCATGCCCGGTATCGCAAGGGGCGAGCGTGTTCTCCTCTTCGGTGACACGAAGAACTACTGGGTGGCTGACAGACAGAACCGCACCTTCCGCCGTCTCAATGAGCTGTATGCCCGCACCGATCAGGTCGGCTTCCTTACTACTCAGCGTGTGGATGGCAGACTGATCCTTCCTGAGTCCGTTAAGGTTCTCAAGATGGCAGGTACCAAGGCAGCGACTGGCGGCAATACCGGCGGCAACGGCTGATAAGAACGGAGGGCAGATAAGTGAATCTGATCTCACTGCCTGAAACCAAAAACTACCTCCGTGTTGACCACTGTGAGGATGACAAGCTCATCCTCACTCTGATCGATACGGCACAGCGGCTCGTGATGGATGTGGGGCGCATGACCGAAAAGCAGCTCGCGGAAAATGAGGAAACCTCCCGGCAGGCTATGCTGTATACTGTTTCTTACCTCTATGAGAACCGCAATACTGCTGACTATCATGCGCTGACGCTGACACTCAGGGCGCTATTATTCGCACAGAGGGAGGGCATCGTCTGATGGAGATCGGGAAACTGAATCAGCGGATCGCCGTCCTCGAAAATCATGTCAAAAAAGATACGATCGGAAATCACAAAGCCCGGTGGGAGGAGGTGTTCTCCCTCTGGGCTTCTGTGACAGTCGGCAATACACAAGGCTCTGCATCTGAGGAGACAAACACCGGAGTCACCAGAGAGATACAGCGTATCGAGGTCATTATCCGGCAGACTCCGCAGACAAAGCGCATGGCATCGACTGCGTATAAGATCCGCTTTGATGGGATCGACTACGACATCAAGGGCATGGTGCCGAATTACCAGACGCAGGATTATATGAAGCTGATCTGCGAATCACGAAGGGCGGGATCAAAGGATGACATCTATTGACGATATGGCTGCGGAGATCATGGAGGGCTTGACGGAATATGCAGAGCTTGCGGATACAGCGATGAAAAAGGCAGTCCGCAAGACTGCGACCTCCGTCAAGAATGAGATCTCTGCAAACGCTCCTGTGAAGTCCGGCCGCTACAAGCGAAGCTGGACGACGAAGAAAACAAAAGAGAACAGCCACACGCTGGAGATGACTGTCCACAGCAAAGACCGCTACCAGATCGCACATCTGCTGGAGCACGGTCATGTAAAGCGCGGCGGCGGTCGTGTGGCGGCGATCCCGCATATCGCTCCTGCCGAAGCAAACGGCGCAGATATGCTCGAAACGCTCATCAAAAAGGAGTTATCGTGACCTACGAAGAGATCAACGAAATGATGCAGGAGATCGGGCTGCACTTTGCCTATCATCACTTCGCAGAGGGTGAAAGTCCTGATCCGCCCTTCGCATTGTTCCTGTCTCCCGGCGAGGATACCTTTTCCGCAGATAATCTGATGTATCACAGCTTCAAAGAGCTGCACATTGAATTATACACGGATGAAAAATCGCCGGATACGGAACAGCGTGTGGAGGAAGTGCTGACACAGCACAACATCTATTACACAAAATCAGAGGTATGGATAGAGTCTGAACGGCTCTACGAAGTCCTCTATATCATGGAGGTATGAAAAATGGCACTTCAGAAAAACAAAGTCAAGTTCGGTCTGAACAAGGTTCATTATGCAAAAATCACGGCATGGTCGGAAGAGGGTGTGCCGACATTCGCAACGCCGGTGCGCCTGCCCGGTGCGGTGTCGCTTTCTATCGATGCCAACGGCGAGAACGAGAACTTTTTTGCTGATAACGGCGTGTACTATGTCATCAACAACAATGCGGGCTACGAGGGCGACCTTGAGGTCGCACTCATCACAACCGACTTTGCAACGGCGATTCTCGGTGAGCAGCTTGATGCAAAGGGCGTCCTGGTGGAGCGCAATGATGCAGAGACCTCGCAGTTTGCTCTCATGTTCGAGTTTGACGGCGACAAGAACCACATCCGTCATGTGCTTTACTGCTGCTCGGCTTCCCGTCCTGCAACCGAGGGTGAGACCACCGAGGAAAGCAAGTCCGTCAAGACGGAAAAACTGTCCCTCAAGGCATCGGCTCTCCCGAATGGTCTGGTGAAGTCCAAGACCTGCGAAAGCACTGACCAGACCACCTACGATAACTGGTACAACGCTGTGTATATGCCGACTGCTGCAACCAACAACAGCACCGGCACACGTTCAACAACGACCAAGTCCGGCAGCGCGACTGAGTAAGGAGGTACAGCATGGCTATTAAAAAGACGATTACCGTTGACGGTATCGAGGTTCCGTTCAAGGCGAGTGCCGCTGTGCCTCGCCTTTACCGCATCAAGTTCCGCAGGGACATCTACAAGGACTTCGCTGCGCTTCAGACCTCTGTTCAGGAGGGCGATGAGGAAGGTTCTACCCTCGACATCGAGAGCCTTGAAGTGTTCGAGAATATCGCCTACATCATGGCGAAACACGCAGATCCGGAGAACGTCCCGGACAATCCGGACGAGTGGCTCGAAGCGTTCAACACATTCTCCATCTATGAGGTACTTCCGCAGCTCATCGAGCTGTGGGGACTTAACGTGGAGACGCAGGCGGAATCTAAAAAAAACATCGCAAAACTGACCGCCCGATGACAACGCCCCTCTTCCTTCTCCGATGTGTGCAGATCGGGCTGTCCCTCTCGGAGCTTGATCTGCTCACAATCGGAGTCGTGAATGATATGTTCACGGAAAAGGAAAACGACGAATATGACGGCTGGCATGAGGTCGCTGGACAGGCGGACTTTGATTCCTTCTGATTGACTTTTTCTCTCTGCTGTGCTATAATTCTGGTGTGGGGAAAGCACGGGGCTTTCTATGTTAAATCGGAATTTAAAGGTAAAATAACTTATGGTATTAGAGATTGAACATTATAAGTATGATACACGCTTGATTGGAAAAACAGAGGATATTTCAGAATTGAAAAGGCAACTAATGGAAGCTGAAACTCTATATGATAAGAGAACAGACAATTTTACCCAGCTTTTTTGCAGAATGTTTCATTGGAGTGTAACAGATACTGACGAACTTCCCGATTATGTTTATGATAGAGATACCAAGTGCCTTTATAAGCCTAAATTATGATTTATCGCAAGAACTGAATATACACTGAGCAGTCCTTCGGGGCTGTTTTTTCATGCCCTCACGGAGGAGGTGAACCGCATGGCAAACAGAATCAAAGGCATCACCGTTGAGATTGGCGGCGATACCACCAAGTTGTCGAAGGCTCTGGAGGGTGTCAACAAAAACATCAAAAACACGCAGACGCAGCTCAAGGATGTAGAAAAACTGCTAAAGCTCGACCCGACCAACACGGAACTGCTATCGCAAAAGCAAAAGCTCCTCGCCGATGCGGTGACGGCTACCAAAGAAAAGCTGGAAACCCTGAAAACCGCTGCGGAACAAGCAAACACGGCTCTCGCCAACGGCGATATATCGCAAGAGCAGTACGATGCACTCCAGCGTGAGATTATCGAAACGGAACAGGAACTACAAAATCTACAGCGTGAAGCAGAAAATTCCCGTACCGCCTTAGTGAAACTGGATGAAGCAGGAGAAATGCTTAAAAATGCCGGTGACAAAATCGCCAATGTCGGTACGACTTTAACTACACACGTTACTGTGCCTATTGCTGCTGCCGGAACTGCCGCCGTCAAGACCGCAGCCGACTTCGACTCCGCCATGAGCAAGGTCGCTGCTGTATCCGGTGCGACCGGTGATGAACTGGATGCACTCCGGGACAAGGCTCGTGAGATGGGCGCAAAGACCAAGTTCTCCGCTTCGGAAGCCGCCGATGCCATGAACTATATGGCGATGGCGGGCTGGAAAACCGGCGATATGCTGGAAGGTATCGAGGGCATCATGAACCTTGCTGCCG